CGATAACGATTATATATAAGGCTACAGGCTGAGTTTTTGATTGACATTAGAATAGGATTTTACTTTTTAGGTTAGCTAGACTACACTATATACACAGAACACACTGTTTAAAAAATTTTTTGCAAAAAATTAATGGCTACAGAATACACTGACGCAGAACTCGCACTAAGGGCAACTCCAGGAGAACAGGAACTGTTACCTTATGACCCTTCTCCGTTAGAAAAACAAAAAGAAGGTATAGCCACTTTACTGCGCAACATGGGCATAGATAATTACCGTGCGCAACAACTAGCAGGCAGTACAACATTTTTATCAGAGTTTCTTCCAGGCTTTGGCGATGTACAAGGTGCGCGAGAAGGTAAATACATATTTGATGAAGGCAACCGTGTCATGGGGGCTGGTATAATGGGACTAAGCGCACTGCCGTTTATACCAGTAAGTCGTATGGTCAAAAACTTACGCAACAAAGGCGAGCTTAACGTAACCCCAACTCAAGCTTTTAGAACCAGAACTGGTGAAGATGCCTTAGAACAAGCATCAGATGCTACGTATAATCCATCCTACAGCACTAAAACAGGGCAACTGGATATGGGAATACAAGAGGCAGCAACTGTAGGTAGACCCAACGTAGAAACTTTATTAGAACGTGAAGTTGTCAAGTTTGCATCAGATGCGTCTGACCTTAATAAAGCCTATCCTGTAGAAAATATTTTAAAAAATATGCAGCAAAACTTACCCCCTGCTGCGAGGGCAGGTTTTCAAAGACAAGTAGAAGAATTCGTTCCTCCAGAACTTATGAAGACTAAAGCTACCCTTCAAGAAGTGTTAGATAATATAGGTAAAAACAAACCAACGATAAAAGAAATGGAATCTCCAAGATCTGGATATTCTCAATATCTACCGAACATACCTAAATCAGACACACCAGCAAGAACACTACCAGAAGCTATGGATAGTGCTCCCATACTAAACTACACAGAACGTAGTTTCGCTTTAGATTCTCCAAAGTACGATGTAATCCCAGGCTCAGAACAAGGACACAAATATATAGCAACAGGGTTATTACCTGAATTTACCAGAGGAGCCTATGAACCTAATATAAAAAATCGTATATTTACCACACGCTCTGCACTATACGAGCAAGACGGTAAAAAAATATTAATAGGAGCAGAAGGTCAATCAGGTATTTACAGAATGGGTGAATCAAGTAAACAAGCATTAAAAGAAATGAACCGACCAGCAGTGTTAGATAACCAAATGTTAGAGTCTATTATAGACTCTGGTTATAGAGATGTAGGAAGATATTTAGATAACCCACGCATGATAAACTATGTAGACAATCAAGCGGGAACGTTAGAATCAATGACGCCAGTAGGACTACCAAGCCGAAAAGAGTTCGAAGAAGCACTAGAGGCTTCTGGTTCTAGTGTTAAAAAATTTAATGATAAAGTCCGAGAAATGATCAATTATAGAGATACAGAAACAACGAGAATTTTATCAAACCCAGAACGTAATCCTGGAGGTCCTAGAGCCGACGAGTATGGATCAGCACCTTCTGAGGCTATGCAATTAGCAACAGAAGATGCATTCAACAAATATCTACCCCAACTTACTAAAATGATTAGGGAAAAAGTTGATCCTAAAGACCCTACAAAATTTACAGCACCTCCTATGTTTAAAGATTGGTTTCCCATGCACATGAAAACTGTATTAAACGAAGGGGTAGAAAAAGGTGCGGACGTAATACGTTTTCCTATTAATGATTACGCTATAGCTAAACAAACAGGTCAAGAATTAATGCCAGCACGTGCAAGAGACATAGAACTAGATACAACAATGGGTGGACTAGATTCTGATGTTGCAGACACGTTATCAGGGTACAACTATTTCCCAGACGACACAGCTAAAGCTCTAGCTAAAGATTATAAAAAACGCACGGAGCAAGGAATCAAACGTATAGAAGGCGAATACGGAATCAAGTTAAACGCTCAAAAAGTAGAAGACGAAAACCTTAACGAGTTTTTAGAAATAGAAATGACTCCAGAACTAAAAGAAATATTTAAGACTTTGGTTTTTAACCGTGGTGGTGCTGTCCGTAAGCCATTAATGAATCTCAAGTATTAGATCGCTGCATGACTATTCGCCCCGAGCTTGAACAACTACCCGAAGATGTTTTAAAAGAACACCTAGAACTATCAGAAAGGTTACAAGAACTCAAAAGAGTAGAAGGTGCGCAATCTAAGTTTTTATCTTTTGTCAAAACCCAGTGGCCATCGTTCGTGGAAGGTGCTCATCATAAACAAATGGCAGATGCCTTTGACCGTATAGCCGACGGTAAAATAAAAAGACTTATTATAAACATGCCACCAAGGCACACGAAGTCTGAGTTTGCGTCTCACTACTTTCCTGCATATCTCGTGGGTCGTAATCCGTCGCTCAAAATACTACAAGCAACTCACACCGCAGACCTTGCTGTAAAATTTGGTAGAAAGATTCGTGACCTTATGTTAATGGAAGATTACGAAAAAATATTTGACAACGTACTTATTAACCCAGATAGTAAGGCAGCTGGTAAGTGGGAAACACAAGATAAACGTAACCCTAAACTTAAAGGTGAATATTATGCAGCTGGTGTGGGCGGTGCGTTAGCTGGACGTGGTGCGGATCTATTTATTATTGATGACCCCCACTCAGAGCAAGATGCTCTTAACCCAAAGTCCATGGACGATGTGTACGAGTGGTATACTTCTGGACCAAGACAACGTCTTCAGCCTGGAGGCAGCATCGTCATAGTCATGACGCGATGGAACGTCAACGACTTAACAGGTAGACTACTCAAAGATGCAGCTCGCGATCCTAAAGCGGATCAGTGGGAACTTATCGAGCTCCCTGCTATTTTACCCAGTGGTAATCCACTATGGCCAGAGTACTGGTCAATAGAAGAAATGGAAAGTGTAAAAGCTTCACTAAGAGGTGGACCAAAGTGGCACGCACAATATATGCAGAACCCCACATCAGAAGAAGGTGCACTTATAAAACGGGAGTGGTGGAAAGAATGGCCAAACGATAAACCACCTGCCTGTGATTATATTATACAAAGTTACGATACTGCGTTTTTAAAATCAGAGCTTGCGGACTACTCAGCTATTACAACATGGGGTGTATTTTATCCAGAAGGTCGACTAGGCGGTGAAGAAATATACAACGGCGATGCTCCACACATCATATTATTAGATGTAGTAAAAGGTAAGTACAACTTCCCTGAACTAAAAGGGCAAGCCTTCAAGCAGTACGAACACTGGGAACCTGACGTAGTTATTATAGAAGGCAAAGCGAGCGGTATGCCTTTGACACAAGAACTGCGGAACGTAGGTATCCCTGTACAAAACTACACGCCATCAAAAGGTAACGACAAGGTAGCAAGGGTCAATGCCTGTGCTCCATTGTTCGAGTCTGGCATGGTTTGGTATCCTGACACCAACTGGGCAAAAGATGTAATAGAAGAATGTGCGGCATTCCCAGCAGGAGATCACGACGACTTAGTAGACTCAACTACACAAGCGTTAATGAGATTTAGACAAGGTGGGTTTGTACAACTACCAAGTGATTACGAAGAAGAAGTTTTATATCGGAAGAAAATAAGTTATTATTGATAACCTATAAAGGAGAACCATGGCGATAGAAGCACAAAGATATCCTAAAAAGGAAAACCCTATAACGTCAGAGGAAGAATTAGTTGTAGAACTAGAAGAAGCTAATGATGATGACGGTGTAGAATTTCAAGTAGGAACTAATGGTGAGATGTTGCCTGTTGATGATACGGAAGCATTAGAAACAGAGCACAACTCAAACCTTGCTTTAGTTTTAGATCCGAGTGACCTTGATGAAATATCGGGTGAACTTATCGCAGCGTTCGAAGAAGATAAAGAATCACGTGATGAATGGTTACAAACTTTTTCTGATGGTCTAGATTTATTAGGCATAAAATCAGAAGAACGTGATACACCATTCCCAGGAGCAAGTGGAGTTACTCACCCTTTACTTGCGGAAGCAGCAACTCAATTTCAGGCACAAGCCTATAAAGAATTGCTACCAGCCAATGGACCCGTGAGTACAAAAATGGTAGGACTTGACACACCAGAAATAGAAGCACAGTGCAAACGTGTCAAGGAATATATGAACTACCAGATAACAGAAGTTATGGAAGAGTATGATCCAGATATGGATAGTCTGTTATTTTATCTACCATTGGCTGGTAGCGCATTCAAGAAAGTATATTTTGACTCATTATTAGGTAGAGCTACCTCTGCATTTGTAAAAGCAGAGAATTTAGTCGTAAGCTATGATACAACTAACTTAGAAACTAGCCCAAGAACAACACATGTCATCACAATGACAGGTAATGACATCAGAAAAATGCAATTAAACGGTGTTTACCGTGATTTTGACATTGGTTCAGCGGGCGAACCTGACTATAACGAAGCAAAAGACAAGCTTGATGAGTTACAAGGGCTCAGTAGACCGACAAGTGATTACAATGAATACACTTTATTAGAGGTACACGTTGATTTAGAGCTCGAAGGGGTTGATGAATACGAATATGGTGTACCTTATATAGTAACTATCCTTGAAGATTCAGGTGAAATACTCGCAATAAGGCGAAATTGGGCTATGGAAGACGAATTATTCCGTAAAAAAGAGTATTTTATACATTATAAGTTCCTTCCAGGACTAGGTTTTTACGGTTTTGGCTTAATTCACATGATCGGTGGGCTAACTAAGTCCGCAACTTCTATTTTAAGACAATTAATCGACGCAGGTACGTTGAGTAACCTACCAGCAGGGTTTAAAGCACGTGGTATGCGTGTACAAGGTGAAGATCAACCCCTCAGACCTGGAGAATTTAGGGATGTTGATGTTCCAGGAGGCACAATACGTGATGCCTTAATGCCTTTACCGTATAAAGAGCCAAGTAGTGTACTAAGTCAACTATTAGGTGTACTTATTGATTCAGGTAGAAGGTTTGCAAACATAGCAGACATGCAAGTGGGTGATATAGGTAGTCAACAACTACCAGTAGGTACAACTGTAGCTATGTTAGAGCGTGGCACTAAAGTTATGTCCGCTATACATAAACGTTTACACTATGCACAAAAGAAAGAATTTAGATTACTGGCTGGAGTTTTCTCTAGATCATTGCCACCGTCATATCCCTATGCGGTGGAGGGCGCACCTTCTGAAATCAAACAATCAGACTTTGATGATCGTGTAGATATTATTCCAGTCAGTGACCCTAATATATTTAGTATGGCTCAACGTGTGATGTTAGCTCAACAAGAACTACAGATGGCACAAGCAGCACCGCAAATACATAATCTGCGTGAAGCGTACAAAAGAATGTACGAAGCCCTAGAAGTAAAAAACATAGAATTACTTTTACCGCCTCAAGAAGAAGTACCGCCTAGAGATCCAGTGAGTGAACAACAAGCAGCAATTATGGGACAACCTATAAAAGCTTTTGAGTTCCAGAACCACGATGCTTACATAACTGCACACACAGCTTTCTTACAGAATCCTATGATGCAGCAAAACCCAGTATCTTTACAGGCAATACAAGCCAACATACAAGAACATACTTCTATGGTTTATAAACAACAAATAGAACAAGCTCTAGGTCAACAACTTCCACCACTTGAGCAAATACAAGATCCACAAGTGATGAACGAGATAGCACTTGCTGCTGCTAATGCTACACAACAAGTAACTGGTCAACAACAAGCTCTAGTAGAAGCGCAACAAAATGCGCAGATCGATCCTGTCGTAGAACTCAAGCGTGAAGAAATAGCACAAAGAGCTCAAGCAGATACTTTACGAAGTCAGGTGGATATAGCTAAAATAGAATCTCAAGAGGCAATAGCAGAAATGAAAGTGGCTCAAGATAGAGAAGAAGCTTTACTTAAAGCTCAAAGTGACAATAATAAAACTTATGGTCAGATATTAAAAGATGTCAGATCAGCAGATACAAACACAAAAGGTGAATAAATGAAAGATACAACTAAATACAAAAAAGTTAACTTCCCTGCTCCAGATAGGATAGACTTATCAAAAGTAGTTAAAGGTCCAGTTGTTTTAACTAAAAGCAACAGCGATATTTTTGGTCAAGGTCAAACAACTGTTAAAGGTAAAGGCGCAGCAACTAAAGGCACAAAATTTAACACTAGCCCTAGCGGAGTAAGATAATGGCAAAACCAGGATTATATGCAAACATAAACGCAAAACGTAAACGTATAGAAGCAGGCTCTGGAGAAAGGATGCGTAAAAAAGGTGCTAAAGGCGCACCAACAGAACAAAACTTTAAAGATGCAGCAAAAACTGCTAAAAAATCGCACGGTGGACTTCATGGCGATCAGAAAAAACTAGATAAAAATAAAGATGGTAAAATATCTGGTGCTGATTTTAAAATGATGAAAGGTGGTGGAGAATTTTTAGCAGGCAATGCAAACCGTAGAAGAAGCAGAAACGGTGGCTAAAACTAAAGTTAAAAAATCAAAGCACAAAGGATGTGGTGCGGTTATGTCTAAACGCAGAAAAACAACTAAATACTCATGAGCGATTCACCAGACGAGTTTGTATACAGAGCTACACTAGATAGAGTGATAGACGGAGACACGTTTGATTGTGTTTTAGATCTTGGTTTTGATGTCAAGTTAAACAAACAGAGAGTCAGGTTAGCTGGTATAGATACACCAGAATCTAGAACAAGAAACCTAGCAGAAAAAGCACTCGGTCTAAAAGCTAAAGACAGACTTATTGAACTTTGTACTGGAACATTTAAGGTTAAATCACTGGGAAAAGGAAAGTACGGAAGAATACTCGGTATTCCGTACACAGCAGATGGTGAAGATATATGTCAAAAACTTATATCAGAAGGGCATGCTGTAGAATACTGGGGTGGAACTAAAACTAAAAAATGGGGTTAATACCATGGTAATGAAAAGAAGTAAAATGGCTACAAAACGTAGAATGTCAAAAGGTGGCAAAAAACGTAAAATGTCAAAAGGCGGAAGAAAAAAGTAAGTAGTGTCTCATCTCATCAGTAATATCCCGCATTTTAAATGCTGGGTAAGAAGAGAGTTTACAAGTAATCACGAACAGCACCACGGCGAATATCTTCACGCACTCGCTATAGCAGTTAACACGATACCTGATAGATCCTTGAGTTTTCAAGTTGTCTTTACAGGACAAGAAAGTAACTGCGAAGATTGGGATGAAGGAAACATACACGGTGGTGCGATGTGGGCAAGGATGCCAATACAAGCTCTAGTTGCTGATATCCCTAGTGAAGAATTTCCTGTTCCTATGGAAGACCATTTAGCTCAACCATGGGATTGTGAATCAAGAGATCATTCTGTTATAGTTATGGACAGAGTTTCTTCATCCCCATGGCTTTGCAAAATTGATGGAAAGTTTTATAATGGAAAGTATATGTTTACTGTTGACTACACTGGTAATGATATAGCTGATGACCCAGCTCAACACAAACAATCTCATGTACTTTATATTACAGAAAATTGTAAGTGGCAGGGGAACTTTGTAGCATTACCTAATAATAGAGTAAGGGCTACTAGCCCAGCACTTTGGGTTACTGGAGAAGGCGCACCAGATTTCAAGCCTTCTCAATATACACACTCAGCGGAAGAACATGAAAGTTACACTGATCCTATAGTAACATTTAATAATTTGTATGACGAGTAGATTATGGCAGAATATCAAGGTAAAAAAGTAACACTCAATAAACCAAGAGGTTTGCGCAAAGGTGAACCTGGATATGGGAAAAAACGTAAAGTAGTTTTTGTTGGGCAATGTAGTAGTGGTGGTAATAAAGTTAAACGTATTACTTTTGGCGACGCTAATTTAGGTATGCACAAAAACAGTAAAGCACGTAAAAAATCTTATTGCGCACGTA